CCGGTAGAACCGATGATACCGCCAGTGTAGGCAGAGTTAGCAGCGTTACCGCCACGAGCACCACGAGCCAATTGGATCAACGATGTGTCAACGCGCTTGCCCAAAGCAAAGCCAGCGTCATCAGTGTAGAAGCTACGCAGGCTCGACAGAGCTTGGGCTTCCACGATGTCTTCGATCAAGCGGCTGTACTCGAAGTGGTTGTTGATAGAAACAATGATTTCGCCTTCGGTAGCGGCGATCAAGTTAACTTGGTTGCCAGCAGTCTTAGCGGAAGCATCGCCACGGGTAGGCGAAGGAATGTGAACGGTGTCACCTTTCTTGCCCTTGAAGCTCATCTTCTTGACCAAATTGGCCATGACGAGCGATTTCTTGTAAGCCGCAACGATTTCATCAGACCAGATTTCTGGAATGAATGTTGCTGCGGTGGTGGTTGTAACGTGATTAGTACCTAAAGCCATTTGAATACTCCTGTAATTTCAAAAATGAATAAATTATTTAACTCGACCCTGTGCATAAGCAGCCATGATTTCGGGTTGTAGCTGATCATAACGATCTGGGTCAGTCATTTTAAGACGGATTAAATCCGCTCGACGATAAATCTTCTTTGCAACTTCGCCAGAACCACCTGTATCAACACCAGCGGCTTTTAAAGCTTGTGCTTGTTGTTTCTTACCTGCTTCTTGTACGTTGTTGTTGCGAACTTGCTTAAGTTCTTTATACGTGCTCAAAAGTTCATCCGCTGAGCTGAAGTCAAACTCGGCATCTGCTTTAGCGTAAAGGCTCAGACGTACAGGACTCGCTTTCACCCATTCCTGAAAGCCGGTATCATTACTGATAGTACCGAAATCAGGGTGTTTGGCTGCAAGCTGCTGCGCTGTCTTCATCCGTTTAAGCTCAAGGTTAGCCTGTTTAGCTTCCAAGACTGCGGGATTGTTCTCTATTGCTCGTCTAATTGAATCTTGAGGGTTCTCAAAGAAATCAACTTCGGGCGCACTTTCAACAGTTTGTCCCTTATCGGTTTCGAGTTGTCGTTTAAGTAGTTGATCAGCTAATGAGCGTACTTCATGTACTTCCTGTGCTTGCCTACCAATCATCTTTTCAGCTTCTTGGTGCATCTTTACGATGTCTTCAAAGGCTTTACCTTTATATTTATCAGGAACTAAATTCTCTACTACAGCCTCTTGAGTTTGTTCAGGTTCATTCTGAATCTCTTGGGGTTGTTCATCTGTGATCGTGTCCAAATCTGGATCGTACGATTCGTCTGCGATTAAAGCCATACTATTATTCTCCTGTCTCTCTTTGAGATTATAGGACTATGAAATGTGGATACTTGCGTACCTACCCGTTATGTGAAGTGTTACTCTGGAACAGCGTAAGAGGCTTTCCTCTCTTGCTTCAGTTTCTCACTTCGTTTACGTTCCCATGAATCATATGCACCGGGAAAAGCACCTGTGATGCCCTCCAAGTTACACCTGACACTAGAAACTATTCTTGTTGCCTCTTTACCACAGGCTCGACAAGCGAGTTCCCTGACGGTATCATCAACCAATGCTTCTGAGATGTGGTTATCTTTACAAACAAATTCAAACATTCGGCGCATTTATCTCTCCTCCTGTTGTAATTGCTCGTAAACTTCTTCACAAGTCTTCTTGCGGTTTAAAATCAAATCTAGAATGTCCAACTGTCCTAGTCGGTAGTTTAATGATTGTTCGTCTTTCACAGTGCGAACATTGTCTAGATCATCTTCTAACTTTTTAAGGTCTTCAATCAAATATGTCCACCCTTCGGTAGCCATCATGCTGAAAGTTTCCTCGTAATATCGCTGAAGTTCCTTATCCATAAGGGGAAACTCCTTTCTAATGTTTATTTAATGTTCTTAGCTTGCATTTGCATCATGCTGATGCGCTCGTTAGAGTCAATGTCCTTCTCTTTGAGCATTAAGTCAGCCAGTTTCATACGTTTGGCAAAGTCAGCGTCCTGATCGAGGTTAGTAGCAGCGGCTTGTACCACCTTTACACGTAACTCTTCAGGCATAAGTTGAGTTTCAACCATTGTCTGCTGTGCTTCTGCGTTAGTCTTCTGAATCTGAGCCTGTAACAAAGCCAAATCAGCCTGCATCTTAGCCATGACAGCCTGCTGCTGCATCTGTTGCTGCTGTTGTTGCTCAGGATTAGGTTGACTCATCTGATCCAGCGAGGCAATAAGCTCCATACGGTTGCTTAGTGAGCTGTTACCCAAGATTCCCTTGAGAATCAGAGGTAGAACTGGAGTATCTGGGCCTAATGTCTGCAACAAGGCAATGAACTGCTGCTGTTCAAACTCACGAGCCAAGATACCCAAGGTAGCTGTAGGCATGAATTTCACATCAACAGAGGGGTAACGCTCAGGATCGAACTGCATGTATCGGTAAGCAGCTTTATTGATGAACGGAATCAAGAAATCTTCTTGGAAGTTCGACAATGTACGCTTATACTTCTTGATAATGCCAGCCATAGCCATCGACATACCGCCTGCACCAGCGTCACGAGGAGCTGCTGAGGGCATACCTGCACTATCAACCGTACCTGTAGCTTGTAGCAACAGACGCTCATAGTTCTGTGAGGCCATAACTGAGGAGTTATCGGGAGCGCCGAAGCGCAAAGGCATCATGATCTGGTTAGGATCACCGTTGGTCAAAAAGGCTTTACCGGGCTTAACCTCAAACTTAGCACCACGAGGTAACCGGGTAGCGTCCATAGCCATCATAGGAACCGCTGTAAGGGCACGAGCATCGCTGTCCATACGCAGGCTACCATCGATAGCTTTCTGCATGTTGTAGGCCTTCTCAGCCGTACCGCGACCCCATACGCGACCGGGAACTGTGTCATCCTGATACAACATGATAGGACGATCCTTCATCATGTATGGATTCTCTTCAGCCTTCAGTAGCTTCTCGCCGTTAGCGATAACAATGATTGCCTCTACCAGTTCAGCGTAGTCATCAGCCAGTGAGTCATCAGGAAACAGGTCTTGTACTTCACCTTCTTCGTTCTCTAACTGTAAAAGGTATTCTTTAGGAACAAGACCGTAGTATGTCAACAGACGTACACGACCATCCTGATACGAGATGGTTTCTTCTGTAACTTCTAAGTCATCATCAGGAGCTGCAAGCCCTAAATCAACCTTACGGTAGATACCGCTTTCCATGCCTTCTACAATCTTGTGGACAGACACAAACTTCTCAACTGCACAACCCATAGAGTCGTCTAAGGATGTAGCGTTTGGATCAACCAAGAAGTTCTTAGGGTTAACAGGAACTAGCTTTACCGAGATACGGTCTGTTTCGGTAACACCGATAGCTGCTTGTCCTTGAACACCGGGAATAGCCTGAGTTGCAGGAGCGTATTCTTTCTCGGTCTTAACAGCGATCTCACCGATACCTGTACCGTAGATTTCAGCCATCAGTTCAATCTGATCTACAGCTTTCTTGATCTTGTCACGGTTAAAGTCTTCCATCAACTGGTTCTTAAGCATCTCAACATCTAAGGGGTTATTGTTAACGTCTTTGATGTCATCCTTGATGTCAAACCATTCACCTTGACCGAAGATAGCTTCCATGATCTCAGCGTGTCGTGTCTCGATGGCCTGCTGCGTTGCAGGGGAGATAATGCGACTGCGCTCTGACTCTCGTGTACGGTCTTCAGCGGCCCACTGACCACGGAAGATACGCTCATATTCAAGCCATGCTTCAAGGTAGTTCTGGTCACGATAGTCGCGCCATTTGTCTGTGTGAGAGATAACCCATTCAGTCAGTTCTTTGTCCGACTCTGAGGGTTCCTCATACTGACTTGTTTCTAAGTTATCTTCCATTGTTTAGTATCCTACGGTTTCTGCGGTTTCAAAGTATCTATCCATGTTTCTATTGCCTTTTCTGACATTCCAAGAAGCAGGAACAACTTGGATGTTTTCATCAATATCCCGTCAAAATGTCCAAGGGTTCATAATCATCTTCCTCGTAATCAGGGACAAATGAGTTGAGGGCAAGTTGTTCAACATAAGCAAGAGCGTCAACCAAGTCATCATGTACTCCCTTGGTAGGGAACATAAGGAGCTGATCTTCAAAGTCTGCCCAATCACCGTCCTCGTTAAGAATAATCTTACCGTGCTCCATCCGTCCCTGTAAGGCCCAGATGACACGATCAGTCTTCTTCCTGTTACCGTGAGTAAGTGTTTGGATATGAGCAAAGGTGTTGTACTGCCTCATCATGTCCTGTAGGATCGTCAGAGCAGCGTTCTTAGCTGTTCCTCGCTCAATACCTACAGCGAGAGGTTGAAACTCTTTAATGTTCTTTAAGATACGCATACAGGTATCTTTAATGTCCCA